CCGTGGCAAATCTCTCTGTATTCGCGCGGAAGCTCTGCCTCGACTGGTTGCTTGGCGGTGCGGCGGCAGCCCAACCCGCTCAGCACTGGCTGGGTCTCTCGTATGGCTCGCCGACTAGCGTCTCGGCTTCCGAGCTGGCTACGGGCAGCGGCTACACCCGAGTCACGATAGCGTTCGGCGCCGGCGCCTCGCCGGGAGGCTCAGAGAGCAACAACGCGGCCGTTTCGTACTCCGCTATCACGTACGCGAGCACAGTTTCCGGCTACCAGATGTGGGACACGCAGGCGGTGGGCGCGGGCAACATGCTCTGGGCCGGGCTGCTGAGCGCGGCAACCAGACCAAGCTCTCTGAGCGGTTTTACCTGCGCCGTCGGTTCGGCGCTCTTCAGCGCCCTGTAAATGGCAGTTGCTACATTTAAAGTCACGGGCCAGACGGCAGTAGGAACTGTCTCGGCTCCAGCCGGTGGTATTTTCCAGATCCGAAGTACGCTTGCCGGAATTGGCGCACTGGCTGCGGATCTCTTTGTCGAGGTCTCTCTTTTCCGAGAACCATTTTTCGCTCGGACTACGGACTTCACGGCCCAGCGGGCAGCAGCCTGGAACACAATCATCCCGCTGCGCGCGAGCGCGGGCGGCTCGACGTTCCAGATCGCCGCAACCCTTGTTGGAAGCGGTTCTCTTTCAGCAAGTGTACTCGAGCTCTATTCGATCTCGGCTACTCTCGCGGGCGTAGGATCGCTCAATGCGATAGCGCTTGGTTTATTTGGAACCGCAGCGACGCTTTCTGGCGTCAGCTCGCTGAGCGCGAAGGTGCTGGGCTTGATTGGTTTGCAGGCGGCGCTCGTGGGGATAGGTTCTCTGTCGGCGAACCTGTTGCCGCAGAAGTTCTTGAACGAGATTCTTGCCGGCACCGGCGGCCTGTCAGCGGCACTGCTGGAGTTGATGCAAATCAGATCGACGCTCGCGGGTGTCGGTGCAATCAATGCCGATTTGCGGGTGCCGGGCGCAGGGATCGGCATCGCGGCCTCGCTGGCTGGGGCCGGAACGCTCTCGGCGGTAGTTTTGGAATTGTTCGCGATAGGCGCGTTGTTCGGCGGCATTGGGGTTTTGACGGCGGACGCGCCGGGGCTGCTCTTGGTGCGCGCAACGTTGCCAGGCATTGGCGCTATGACCTGTAACTTTCTGCCGCAAAAGTTCGGCTCTGCGCTGCTCGCCGGCGCTGGCAGCCTCTCCGCGAAGCTGTCGCAGCTTTGCCAGGCGGCCTCAGCACTGTCAGGATCCGGGTCGCTCTTGGCGCAGGGATCGCTTGCGCTTGCTGCTCGCGCTTTCCTGCTCGGGAAGGGCGCGCTCTTCATTGACATCAAGAATGTTTTCAACTTCGACCATCCTTCGCCTGAGCGCGTGCTGGTGATTTCGGCGCAGGATAGAGAGTTGCTCGTTCCCGCAGAAGATCGCGAATATGCCGTACCGGTGCAAGGACGAAATCTGGCGATCTGAATGACAACCGACACCTACGATCTTGGCAACCCACTGAAGCCGACCATCCTCAAGGATAAGGATGCGACGCTCGACTACACGTGGGACTTCACCGACTGGCTCAACGATGTCAGCGACAGCATTAACACATTCACTGTGACGCCGGATTCTCCCGTCACCGTCCAGGCCAGCCAGATCGACGGCACCGGCAAGAAGGTGATCGCGTTCTTGTCTGGCGGCACCGTAAAGAAGACGCACGCCGTTGTCTGTCATATCCAAACTGTCAGCGGCCGGCAGGACGACCGCAGCATCTACTTGAAGATTCGGGAGCGCTGACATGGACAAGGGACAGGCAGAGGCGCGCGCAGCCCGGTTGATCCAGGCGGTTCGTATGTACGTCGGGAAAGCGATCGAGCCGGTTACGAAGAAGCTCGCCGAGCTCGAACTCGCGATCCGGAGCCTACCGGCGGCGAGCCAAGGCCAGAAGGGCGAGCGCGGCGATCCTGGCCCCAAGGGCGACAGCCCGGCGCCGGTCGATGTCGAGCAACTGCTCGCGAAGCTCGTGCTCGAGGCGAAGCGCCTGGTCGATGAGATCCCGCGCCCCAAGGACGGCGAGCGCGGAGAACGTGGCCACGGGCCAGATCCGGAGCAACTGAGGGGGCTCGTCTCGGCAGAAGTCGATCGCGCCGTGGCTGCCCTTCCTGCGCCCCAGGCGGGCCGACGCGGCGAGCCAGGGGAAAGGGGCGAGCGAGGTCCCGGCGCGGATGAGGCGGCGATCCTGGAGCGGCTGATGACCGCGCTCCGAGCCGAGGTGGAAAAGCTCCCGAAGCCCAAGGACGGCGAGAAGGGCGAGCGCGGCGATGCCGGCGCTGGCGTCGATATGGCCATGCTCAAGTCTCACGTCGCGTCTTGGGTAAAGGACGCCGTCGAGATCCTCAAACCGAAGGACGGCAAGGACGGCGCGCCGGGCCAGGACGGGAAGCCCGCGAGCCACGAGTCGGTCGCGCTGCTGGTCGCAGAGACCGTAGAAAAGGCCCTGGCGAAACTCCCGCGCGCTCAGGACGGGGCGGACGGGGAAGATGGTCGCGACGCCGCGCAGATCGAGCCTCTGCCGGAAATCGACTCGAAACGCAGCTATCCGCGGGGAACCTTCGCGGACTATCGGAACGGTATGGTCAGGGCGTTGCGCCAGACAGATCCCCTCGAGGGGCTCACACTCGAGCGCGCGGGCTGGGCGGTATGCATGAACGGGATCGCGCCGCTGGCGATCGAGTCGGCCGATGGGGGCAGGACAATCCGGATCGTGAGCAAATACACGAACGGCGCCGAGGTCGTCCACGAGCTCAAGACCGACATCCTGAAGTACCGAAACGTCTGGACCCCTGGCGCCTATGAGCGAGGGGACATCGTCACATGGAACGGTTCAAGCTGGCACTGCGAGCGTGCGACGCAGAGCGAGCCCGAGACGTCTGACGACTGGAAGCTGATGGTGAAGCGTGGCAGGGACGGATTTCGGCCGCCGAAGGAAGTGCGTAAGGCAACCCCGGTGGCGCTCCGGTGAGGACATCGCTATTCGTGCTCGAGCGGATCGCGGATCCGGATGACGAGCCGGTGGTGCTCTCCGAACTGAAACAACAGCTGCGCACCTATTCCTCGAATACCGACGAGGACGGCTACATCACGAATCTGGGCATCGCGGCGCGCGAGTGGGCGGAGTCCTATACCGGGCGAGCGCTCATGACGCAGACCTGGCGCTTGACGATCGACAATTGTCGCCTCGGCGGAGCGTGGCCGCTGGTGCTGGACTCGGTGCGCGGACCATATTGGGGGCCGTTCTGGGGCGACTTCCTTTTCCCTCGGACGGGCGAGATCAGGCTGCGGCGCGCGCCGGTGGCTTCGGTGGAGACTTTCGTCTCGGTGGATCCGGCGACGGGCGCAGAGACCGCAGTCGACCCGAGCCTCTTCGCGCTCCGCGAGAGCAATTCGAAGTTCCCTCGGCTCGTCCCGCAAAACGGGGCGAACTGGTCACAGGGCATCTTCAAGATCGAATTCACGGCCGGCTGGGACGACGTCGACCTGGTGCCAAGGAAGTTCAAGCAGGCGATCTTACTTCACGCCGAGGCCCACTATGATCGGGACCCGACGATGATGGACAAGCTTGTCGCGGCCGCCGAGAACCTGCTCGAGCTGGAGTGCGCGGATTCGGGGACGGCGTGAGCGTTCTGCGGCGGATCCCGGGCGAGCGCTTCAGCGAAGTCGTGCCGGAGTGGGAAGGGCAGACTGCCATTGTGATCGCCGGCGGCCCAAGCCTAACGCTCGAACAGGTGCAGCGCGTGCGCGGCATGCATGCGATTTCTGTCAACGATGCCTATCTACTCGCGGATTTCGCGGACGTCTGCTATTTCGCCGATAGCGAGTGGTGGCTCTGGCAGACCCGCGGGATTGCGCGCCCCGCACTGGGGTTGTCTGCCGACCAGGTGCGAGGGCGCTTTGCAGCATTCCAGGGACAGAAGTGTTCCATCAGATGGAGCGGGATGAACGTCCAGGATGAAGCAGTCCACATCCTACGCAACAAGCACGGTGAGCATGTGCACGGCGAGGGGATCTCCCTCGATCCTCAATGCCTGGTGAGCGGGAAAAACAGCGGTTTCCAGGCCATCAATCTTGCGATCCTCGCCGGCGCCAAGAAGATCCTGCTCCTTGGCATCGATGGAAAGCCAGACGATCTGGGACGCAACCACTGGTTCGGAGAGCATCCTCGAGCGATCCAATGGCAGGCATTTTATGAACAGATGAGAAAGACATTCGCGGCGGCGCAACGTGAGATCGAGGCCGCCGGCGTCGAGGTCCTGAATTGCAATCCTGGTTCCTACATCGACCACTTCCGAAAGAAAACATTGGAAGAGGCGCTGGCGTGAAGCGTATCCGCGGCGGCGCGGGCCTTGGCGATGCGATCTACCTGCGCCCGATCGTCGAGCACCTGCTCGCAAAAGGAGAGCAGGTGACGGTATGTACGTCGTACGGGGCCGTCTTTGATGGGCTTACTGTGAAGATCGAGCCGTTCGATCGGTTCAATATCGACGTGCTCGCGCATTACACCGCGGGCAAGCGCAGGCCGGGAACGAATCAATGGGACGACCTCTGCGCGAGCGCCGGCATCGAGGTCGCTCTCAAGTTTCCATGGGCGATAAAGAATACCGAACTCATCACGAAGCTGAAGGCGATCGCGGACGGACGTCCTCTTGTCTTAGTGAGCGGCGGCCGCGCCCCGATGGCGAGGACCGACGGCTTCGGGATGGAGCTCCTGCCGCGGCGCGAGGCCTTCGAGGGCGCACTGGAGGCAGTGCGCGACTGCATGCTGGTGCAGATCGGCCGGGCGCAGCAGATCTATCCGTTGAAGACCGAGCTAGATCTGAACGGAAGCACCTCGATCACCGACCTGTTCGACCTGGCCTGCGCATGCGACGGGGTGATCGGACAGTGTTCCTTCGTGATTCCGCTCGCCGAAGTCTTCGATAAGCCGCTGCTTATCGTGTGGGCGGCACAGGGAATGTCTCCTGCGAGGCATTGGTACATCTCGAGCATCACGCCGCAGAAGGTGCTGAGCAAGCCAAGTTCTAAATTCGTAGTCGACGATCAGCCGCTCGAACGAATTCAGGAGGCAACGCGTGCGTTTCGTAACGTTTGACCAGGCGGCGGAGCGCCTGCGCGGAAAAACCGTAGCGATCGTGGGCTCTGCTCCCTCGGTCCTCGACAATGCTCCGGGGCTCGTCGATTCGCATGAGATCGTGGTACGCGTGAACAACTACAAGCTCGGTGTCGCCCAGGGCGCGCGCTGCGATATTCATTATTCGTTCTACGGCAACTCCGTCCGGAAGACGCGCGAGGAGCTCGAGCGCGACGGCGTGCAGCTGTGCATGTGCAAATGCCCGGATGCGAAGCCCATAGCTTCTGAATGGCACGAGCGCAACTACAAGCAATCCGGGATCGACTTTCGCTATGTCTACTCGATGCGCGGCGGCTCGCGCTTCTGGTTCTGCGATACGTTCGTGCCGACGGTGGAGCATTTCCTGCGATCCTTCGAGCTTCTCGAGCAGCATATTCCGACGACCGGGTTTGCCGCGATCCTCGATGTCCTAGCCTGCGGGCCGAAGAGCGTATATCTCACGGGGTTCGATTTCTTCGCATCAGGGAAGCACAACGTCGACGAGGCCTGGCGCGCGGGCGATCCTGCGGACCCGATCGGGCATCGGCCGGATCTCGAGCGCGCCTGGCTCATGCGTGCATGGAACGATCTGGACGGGGCGCACCATCCGATCCTGTTCGACGAGAAGCTCCACGAGCTGCTCGACGGCGTCCCGGCGTGAGCGCGATCGCCAAGGCCCGGAATATCGGTTCCGAGGTTGTCGAGCTATTCGAATATCGCGGCCAGCTGTATCCGGACTATCTGAAGCGCGGCAACGCGATGCAGTTCATCGAGCCGATCGCGAAGCAGTTCTGCCGCGGGATAGGGCTGGACGTCGGCTGCGGGAAGTGGCCGCTGAAGGGCGCTCGCCCGATCGACCTGGCGGACGGGAAAGACGCCTGCGCTCTCCCTGAGGGCATCTGGGATTACGTCTTCTCATCCCACTGCCTGGAGCACCTCGCGAACCCAGTGGCCGCGATCGAGCACTGGAAGACGAGGCTGCGCGCCGGCGGGACGCTCTTTCTTTACCTGCCGCATCCGGACATGGCCTATTGGCGGCCGGAGAATTGCCGCAAGCACGTGCATCTCTTCCGCCCCGCGGACATTGCTGAAATGCTGCGCGCGCTCGGGTTCGAAAGAGTCATCCACAGCGAGCGAGATCTGATGTGGAGCTTTGCTGTCGTTGGGTTCAAGGGTTCCGAATAGCCGTGAGTCTCGCCATGCGCGACCGCATTCTCGCTCTTCACGGCGGCGGCGTGCTCAAGCGCAGCGCCATGAACATCCGCGGGGGCGCCGGCGTCTTCCAGAAAGTCATGGAAGGCCGCGGGATCCGGACCGCGCTCGAGATCGGTACCTATCGCGGTGTCTCGGCCGCGGAGATGTCGCGCTGGTGCGACCGGGTCGTAACGATCGACCTGGTAGGCGGCAAGCTCGAGAGCTCAGGGGAACGGTTCGACCGGCGCGCATTCTGGAAGTCGCTCGGCGTGGAGAATGTCGAGCTCGTGCTCGTGGACGACGATTCTGACAAGGCGCAGGTCATCGCTGAATTGGAATTTGATTTCGCCTTCGTCGACGGCGCGCACGACCATACCGTCGCGAGAGATTTCCAGCTCGTAAAGCGGTGCGGCCGCGTCCTGTTTCACGACTACGACCGCCGCGGCGTGCCTGGGCAGGATCACGTGTACGACTTCATCAACACTCTTCCGAAGGAGCAGATCCAGGTGATGGACATCTTCGCGCTATGGACAGCGCCATGCTGAACGAGCGCATCCAGCCGGACGTCGAGCTGAAGACGCCCCTCGATGTCGAGTCGA